TGCGCTTTCGCGGAAGGTCTCGGTTAGCTCGCGCTCCGGCTCCGGTTTGTAACCGTGCGGCGCGAGCGCGGCCGATATGCGCTCGAATATGCCAGCGTCCAGCTCCGGCAATTCGGACGGGTTGATGTCTTCAAGCGCTTCGGTGCCAATCCACACATAGGGCTTGCCGGTGTCCGGGTGTACGGTCGGCGGCAGCACGGTTTGGCGGCCTGGTCCGATTAGGTCGCAAACACGTTGCTTGTTGATGTTCCAGCTCGCCGAGCGCTCGATTTCCGTGCCGACATAAAAGCGCGTATCGCCCTTGGCACCGCGCTTGATGACTTCGGTAGGCGGCAGCACCGCGATAATCGCCGCCTTGATTACCGGGTCGTCTGTGTCGATATCGATCGCAACAAGGTCTTTCGAGCCCGGACCCGTGACGACACATACGCCGGCTTCTGTGCCTGACCATACTTGAATCTCAAAACGTGATGGAAGACGGCGCGAATATTCCTCACGCCAATTAGTGATGCCGACCCATTCGCCGCGCCGTTGCTGGCCGGGTACTTTGGTGCCAGGCATGATCGGCAAAGCCGAATAGCCGCGCTCGATAAGTCTGGCGCCTATAGTGGCGTATGGTCCGGGCATGATTCATTTATCTCATTGATGCTCGGATGAACTGCGCCGCAATTTGCGGGACGATGGCGTTTCCGAAGGCGCGCAACTGATCCATTGTTGGGGGTAGCCCATGAACCACGCGACCCACTGCGGGTTCAGCCGGCCAACGAAAACGTTCAACATTTTCGCTATGGTCCAAGCCAAAACCGATCCACTTTTCTTTGCTCTTTTTGGCGGCTGCGAACCTTTCAAGGTTCGGCTGTCTCGCGCCGTCATGGTCGGCAACAAACCATAACCTTTGTCTGATGTGTTTCGCGTCGAGGCTACAAGCTGGCAATACGGCCGCCCCGCAGGCGTAGCTTTTGCTTTCCAACTGAGAGAACACAACGTCGAGCCATCCAAAGGAAATTGCTGCCTCAACCTGCTCTCCAAATACGATTGGAGGTCGGCACTCGGCGATGAGAGGAAACCACGAAGGCCACAAGTGGCGTTCGTCATTGGCCGTCTTTCCCGCACCAGCCGAACTGAACGGTTGACACGGGCAGGAGCCAGTCCAAACAGGTCTTTCGGTTGGCCATTGGGCGAGCCGCAAGGCGTATGGCCAGCCGCCGAGTCCGGCGAAGAAATGGCAGTTTTGAAATCCCCGAAGGTCATTCGCCCTTACTTCCCTGATGTCCCGATCATCGACTACCCCCCCCGGTAACAGATTTTCGGCAATTAAATTCCGCAACCAGGCAACGCAGTACGGATCAATTTCATTGTAATAATCCATTGCTCAAAATGGCGCCTCTCCGGTCAAAATCTTGCGGCGCATCGAATTCTCGAAACCGACGATGACGCGGCGCAAGAACTCGCGCCACTCATCGCCGTCAAGCGTCGCCATGTCTGTCTTGCCAATTTCATCAAGGAATGCGCCGGCTTCGTTACCAGCCTCAAGAGCGGCGCCGATCTCGTAAGCGTCAAGTCGAGGTTGCGGCATGTGATAGACACCTTTTGCGGCTTCATGGCATTCAGAATTGTCGCATAACCAAATGAACTTTTTGGCGTGCTTTGGCGAATAGCCGAGACAGACGGCATGCCGGTGACAGACCGCACAACACGTCGGGTCGGCGGTAGCGAAGCGGCTTATTGTGTTGTTGGTCATGATCCTGCCATGCGTTTCATTCTAATTTCTTCTGCTTCCTCCGGAGTTCCTAGCGGGAGGCCGTGACGCCGATTAGCCGACATCATCGCTAATTGCTTTAGCGTGATTTCTCGCGCTCCAGCCGCAACCGCGAGAGCGCGCTTTGACAGGCTGATATCGTAGTGGTCGCCCTGATACCACTTGCGAGCGATTCCAATCTTATCGGCCATCGCATGCAATTCGGCTTCGGTGTCGGCGATCATGTGAGACATTTTCATGCCGCGAAATTGGCCCATCGGATATTTGTGCATGTCGTCAACGTAGACAGTCACGCCGCAGCCTCCAAATAAGGTTTAACTCGATAACGGTCATCAATCTCAACCTGCCGACCGTCCGGACGTGTGACGCGACAACCGATTACGCGCCAGAACTTGCCATCACGCGCGACCGCTACATGCGTCGGCATGTCCAGCTCGCCAGCTCGAGCCATGGCTTCCTTGACGGTCTTTGGCTCCGGCAGCTTGCCATTCATCGAACGCCACCAAGCTTCGGCCTTGCCGCGCGCGAAGCCCTTGTGTTCCAAGCAAACCCATTCCCGATATGTTTGCAGCCCGCATAGGTACTCGACACGAAGCGAAAGCGGCGCATCACTTTTGAAGTGCTCATCAAGGTGAACGTCATTGACCGGAATCCACTTCGGTACGTCGCGCACCATGATCGGCGCGTCGTCTGCTACCGAAGAATGCTTTGGTTCCGGCTTCGGCCATTCGAAACCGCAACTGATGCATTGGGAAGCTGAAAGAGCGTTGTAGGTCTGGCACACCGGGCAAATCTTGGCGCGCACTGTGTCGGGGTCGGTTTTCTCGGGCCTTTCTTTTCCGACGTTTTTTTTTACGCCGACTTCGACCGCATCAACCGGGCCATGCCGGCGCACATTGCCGGCGAAATCGAGCACGCGACAATCCGTCTTGCCGTCAGCAAGGCGGGTGCCACGGCCGCAGATTTGCACATATAGCCCGGTTGAAAGGGTTGGCCGCAGCATGCCGATTAGGTCGACGTGCGGCACGTCAAAACCGGTTGTGAGCACCATGGCGTTAGTCAGGCACTCGATTTGACCATTTCGGTAAGCCTTGATGATGCGGTCTCGCTCGCCCGTAGGCGTGTCGCCCGAGACCATTTCGCAGGATACGTCACGCCGCCGCAGCGCGTCGCGTACATGCGTCGCATGCGCCACCCCGCTGCAGAACACTAGCCAGCCGCGGCGGCCCTCAGAACGCCCGCATTCAACGATTTCGTCGCATGCTCCCTCTACTACGTCTTCCTTGTCGGCCGCAGCCTCAAGAGAGCCGGCCACGAACTCACCGCCGCGCCTGGCAACGCCGCGCACGTCAATTTCGGTTTTGGTCGGCTTGGCACGGAGCGGCGAAAGCCAGCCGTCGCGCACCGCGTCAGCAAGTCCGTAGTTGTAAATTGTCTCATCGAATAGGCGTCCGTCGCCTTCGTCAAGCCGGCCGCTATCGAGCCGATAGCCAGTCGCCGTAAAACCGCACACCCGAAGGTCCGGCACCATGTCGCGCAAGGTGGAAAGCAGTTGCAAATACATGCCTTCGCCGTCGCGCGGAACAAGGTGCGCTTCATCGATCAGCACAAGGTCGCGCGGGCCGATTTGCCTACCGCGTTTAAACACACTCTGAATCGAGGCGAACAGGATTTGCGAATGGTTGTCGCGGCGACCGAGACCGGCAGAGTTGATTCCTATCGGCGCTTGCGGCCAGGAGCGCAGCAAAGCCATCGCATTTTGTTGAACCAACTCCCGGACGTGAACAAGCATCAGCACGCGCATATCCGGGAACTCGGTAACGATATCGCGCGTAAGGTTACCGATGACAACCGACTTACCGGTGCCGGTTGCCATTTCGACAAGCGGATTGCCGCCGCCTTCGCGCCAGTAATCGCGAACCGCGCTGATAGCGTCTTGTTGATACGGTCGAAGGGAGATCACGCGCACCCCCTGCCGACTTGGTTTCGATCGCCAGGCTTGCAATAATCTCGCCAATGTCGCCAGCCAGCCTGAGCGCAATGGAATCCCCACTCGCGAACCTTGGGGCCGCGAATAAATAGCGTAATGCATTCTCTGTTTGTCAACTCAATCCGATGCGCAGACTTAGCCCGCCGTATTTTGATATCTCCAGAACGATATACTTGGCGATGATTGACACCGCCGGCAGCGATTGTGTGTTCAATGTATCGACCTATAAGTAAAATAGAGACGTTAGGCCACGGGTGATCGTGCAACGCCCTATCGTCATCTGAGCGCATAAACTGATGCACCATCACTCCGAAAAATGGATTCTTTCTAATTGCGAACCAACGCAGCATATAAGGATCGTTTGGCTCACCGATTATTTCATCTGGCTCGCGATTGAGTATGATTCTATCGGCAAAAGCTGCCAACGGTGACAATATGAACGCGGGAAGCCTCATGCTGCCACCTGTTCCCCTGGAATGGATTCGACCGTCTGCAAATCGCCGCGCATCGGCATTTGCACGAATATGTCGGAGCTGTCTTTCGGCGTAATCAGGATCGGCATTCCGGGGCCGTCGAAGTCTACCCGAATGTTCTTGCCGACTTGCCGGAGAACGCCAGTAAATATCTTGCCGTTGACGCATACCGCGTCAGGCTTTGCAGTCCATGCGAATTCACCGGGAATCGCAACGCTAGCGCGACCGGACTCGTGGTCGTCAACAGACGCAATTAGCCTTCGATCTACTCGACGGAATTGAATTGCTCGCGCGCCAACAAAGCCGGTCAGGCGGCTAATAGCTTTTATTAGCGCATCAGCATTGCCTGATATCGAAAAGCCTTGGTTGGCACTGCCGCGCGGAATTACGCGCTCATAGTCCGGAAAGTTTCCATCTATAAGCTTCGTGGCGAAGAAAAAGCCCGGCGCCGTAAACAGCATGTGCGCCTTGCTGCCGCCAATGAAGCAGACTTCGGCTTTTTGATGTAAATGCCGGGTGAGCACCCATACCGCATATTTCGGAATAATCACGCGCGAATTTCCAAGCGTGGCGCGCGGGTCGATATCGCTGATGACGCGCGCAAGCTTGTGGCCGTCCGTCGCCACTATCGCAAGCTTGCCGTCGTATATGTGCGCGCAAACTCCGTTGAGGTAGTAGCGCGTTTCTTCGCCCGACATGAAATGCGCGACGCGCGCTAGCTGCTTCTGGCACCAACCGGCCGGCAGTGTGAACGACTTACTCGGCTCGCCAAGCTCGGCGAACGGCGGAAAGTCGCCAACTGGAAGCGTGACAAGCGAAAAGCGAGCGCCATCGAAGTCGACGCGCAAGCGGCCATCAACTGTTTCCAGCCTGACAAAATCGGCCGGAGAAAAGCCCTTGACGATGCGAAACAGCGTATGAGCCGGCACCAACACGGCGCCGTATTCCCCATTTCCGGCTAGCGGAACGTCGATCGCCAGAATGGAGTCAAGATTGGTGCTAGTAACGTGTAGGCGACCGTCCTTAACTTCCAGCTTGACGAATGACAGAACTGGAACCATGTTGCGTTTTTCAACAACGCTCATCATCGGCGCGAGCGCGCCACGTAGCGACCGAACCTCAAGAGTTGCGCGCATTCTTATTCCCCCATGCGAATAGCTCGCCAGCGTCTTTCGTCTTGCCGGCGGCTTTGATTGCTGCAAAGTGGCGTTCATCAGGGCCGCCGAGCACAAGACTCATGCGACGGCGAATGTCGGCCTGATACTCGGGCTCGCGCTCGATCAAAATGGCGTTGAAGCCTTCACGCCAAGCCGCCTCGCCAGTCGTACCGGTACCGGCAAAACAGTCTAAGACTGTCCCGCCTGGCGGCGTAACCAACCGGACAAGCCATTGCATCAAATCTAGCGGCTTGATTGTCGGGTGTTTGGAGCCGAGCCGGTCGTCTATGTCGGCTTTGGCGGTATAGAAAAATCGCGCTGCAGATCCCTTGTCGCCGCGCGGCGCAGCGTGCGGGCGCTGGCCATAATCGCCATACACGTTCACCGCGTCACGGTTGCCGTGCTGCGGACCTACCGCGGCGAGCTGGCCGGGCGCCTCTGGAAACGCTTCCAGCACTTCCGCGCTGCCGTCATGAATCACGTTCGCCGGCCAGCGCTCATCAGGCAACAACTTTCCGCCCGGCGAATTGATTTCGCCGTATGTGTTTGATGTGCGCTTAGGGTCTGTTACCTTTGGCTTTTCGCGCTTCCCAACTCCGCAACCGTTTATGTTGAGCGCTCCGGTTCCGTAGCGCATCACATTTTCGGCGACAGTGCCGACGACAGGCTTACGGGCAAGACAGATTGGCTCAATAGCAGGCTTGATGGCTGTTCCCCAACCTTCCCATTCGGCGGCCTCTGGCGATCCCGCGGCCGTGTAGCTGTATTGCATCAACCCTTGGCCGACATTCTGCGAAGCTTCCATAAGGTTGCCGCCGCGAATGTCGTGCGCCTTGCGCGAGCCGACTACGCGCCGCACCGCGCCTAGCATCTTGTCAATTGCTTTGCTGATGTTGTGCGACTTCGGAAAACCGCTGCCGTAAACCCATGCCAGCAAGCCGGTGAATGATGTTTCGGCAATGCACTTCATGAACGCGCATGCTTGCTCATCATTGAGCGAAGCCATAAAGCGGCTGACGGCATTGTCGGAAGCGACCAAATCGAAAATCGAGTCGCGGATATCAAAACCGGCATCCTCGATCGCGCAAGCCATTCGATGGTAGGTGCGCGTTCCTGAGAATGCGACCAAATAGCCGCCTGGCTTAAGCACTCGGTACACGGCGGCCCATGTATCGGGACGGAATGCGATATCGCCGCCGTCCCATTGCTTGCCCATAAACCCGCGAGAAGCGCGCGAGAATGCACCGGTTGCGCCTACCTTGGCCGGAGCCGCGTTGCCGGCACCGAACCGCTTGACAATGCTAGTCAGGTGATAGGGAGGGTCCGTGGTGACTGAATCAACAGAATTTTCTGGCAAACTCTCAAGAACGTTTAAACAGTCGCCACAATGAAGCGTCACGCGCCCATTAAGAAATGTTTCCGCGCTCATTTCGAAAGCTCCGATAGTGCGCGGTCAATTGTGTATTCGTCCATATTGCCGCGTGATTTGTTTCCGTGATTCTTAGGACAGCTCGGAATTCGCAAATTGATGCATTGAAGGACACGATCACTTATCGGCAGATAGGCGATACATTTGATGTCAAGGGCGACCAGCGCCAACAACTCGAATTCATCGTTTCCGATTACGCGCTTTGCGCCGCGACCGGCTCGGCGTATTCCGAAACGATAGGACAGGCCGGAGCCGGGTCGGTTCGGAACTGGCATGGGTCTAGTTGTCGATTTGACTTGCACCCTTAGCAGGCGGTCGCCAGCATCAAGAACAAGGTCATAAGGCGATCCTTGATCAGCGAGAAACGCGATGTATCCCGACATAATCAAGTCAGCGCACACCAAGTGTTCGGCTGCTTTGCCGTAATGTAAGGCTTGGCCCGGAGTGCATTTCAGGGAAATCATGCCTCGATTCCTTCCATGCTCTCGATTAGCTGATTGATTTTCTGGCGGTTTGCTTCCGATATCGAAATCCCGACTCCGTAATGGGTCTTTATTTCGATGGCAAACTTGGCGAGCGCTCGCCGAATGGTGACCATGTAAACCCGGATCAGGTTGTCACTTTGCGACTCCGGCGCGATTGTGGTCAGCAACATTTCGCTTGTCGCAAAACCGCGTAACATCAGGGTTGCCAGCAACCTTGCGGGTTGCTGATGCAGTTCAAACGCAATGGCCAGTCGCTTTGCTTTCTCATCGATATCGTATGCGCGGGCGCGCTCGGTTGTCGGTGTGCGACCGTCCGCCTTGTGCGGCCATTCTGCCGCCGGCATTTTGATGATTTGCCCGGTGTCAAGAGCCTCTTGCAAAATCAGGCGCACGTCATCGGACGGCTTTTTGATGGCGCGAGCTATCGCCGCCACGGGTATGCCTTCGTCCGCAAGGCCGACAATAATTCGATCGGGTGACAGCTCGCGCCCTTGGATCACGATTCGACTCCGAATTTCTCAATCCATTGCCCGCGCACGAAGTCGAGGCGGCCAGCAATAACTTCGGCCGCACGTTCCTCGCCTATGCGAACGCCTGGACATTCAGTAGGCGAGACTTCAACGCCGCCGCAGACTGTGCAGGTTCCGTTAGTATCAAGAACGTGCTCGCGCGGCGGGTGGAACTGATCGACCCATGTTGAGCCGTCGCGCATCCGGTAGGTTACCGACTCGTCGGTCGCGTCAATTTGCTCGCCTGGCACTACGTCCGGGATATAGAGCTGTGATCCGCAGCCGGTGCGCTGTTCGTCCACGGTCAAATCCTTGGCGTGCTTCTCGCACCGCCAAGTCGCCTCCGTCGAATTTTCCTTGATTATTGGAGTCGAGTTGATGCAAGTACGGCAATGGTTGCGCCCGAACTCGTCGCCGTGGCACACGTCGCGGTGCCGGCATAGTATGCACGGATATTTGCTCGCATCTTCCGCAATGCGGCTTGGCGCGCGTCCGGCCCGAATGACGCGCTCGATTCGCGCTTTGAGCGTCAGGAACTCGGCAGGATCAAATTCGAAGCGCTCGGCGTGGATATCATCGGTATTGGTATTGCTGACGATATAGAGCGCGCGATCTATGCCGGTCTCGCCCATATATATCAAATATTGGCGGTAATGACCGACCTTGGCGACCTTGCCGCCTTTCTTCTGAATTTCCTTAAAGGTCTTGTCGTTGGTCGCCTTGCACTCGACCACATGCCATTTTTTAGGAGCCTCCGGCAGACCGAACGCAATAGCATCAAGCTTGCCGCGAAGGTGACCGCCGAGCGCGTAAACTTTGCGCTGTTTTCCGGTTGTCGGATCGATGTCAATGACCTTGATGCCTGGAATGCGGCGCAAGTCATCAATTAGGCGCCGTTCCTCGATATTGCCAGTCTCGAATCGCCTGAGCTGCTTTCCGGTCTTTTTCTCCGGCGCGGAAGCCCATCGAAACGAGTACCACAAGGCGCGGTCGCAATCGGAACCAAGCTCCGAAATTGAAAGGCCGATTGAGTCGAAATCCTTGTGCGCCGCTTCGCGCGCCGCGTGAATCGCGGTGACGGTTGACGCCTGTAGTACGGGCAGGATAGCCATTTGCCGATGACTCCGTGATGGCGCTCGCAAGAGCGCTGTTGTGCGAGGGTGGCCGGCGGGGAACCGGTCTGGACAATCGAGAGCCCCGCCGGCCGGCTACGTCAGGCCGCGCCCTTTTGAGCCCATGGGCGAGAGCCGTTGGTCGGCCCTACGGGCTTCGCTGGCGACGCCTTCGGCGCGGCAGCGGGCGCCGCCGCGGGCTTCGTGGTCTGCGCTGCAGGAGCCGGAGCACCTTGCGGCTTGCTCGCCGGGACAGCGGCCGTGAGCGGCTTGAACGCCTTTATCTCGTTACGCTGTTCATAGCCCTCTTGCGGCTTGCTCAAGCCGAGCCGAATTTGGCACGGCTTGAAGTGCAGCACTTCGGAGTCCGAAAGGTGGTCGGTATAGCCGATCGCCTCACAGATCGCCTTGATGCGCTGTTGTCCGATGAGCTGCGCTTGCGCGCTTTCGTGCTGGTAGTTGATTTGGTCCCAAACCTTGCGGTTGGTGTATTCGCCGTCA